CCCTATCACGGTGGTGATGATTCTATGCGTCATGGCTATAGCGACGATGGTAATGCTAGTAGCCTTGATGATTTCTTCGCTTTATATGATCATTATTGTACGACCGAAAAAAGTTTAAAAGAATTTCAAGTAAAAAGAAAGAATGATATTGAGTTAAAAGACGGACCACCTTGTTTGTCTACATTGATGTCACAAGGTATACCACCCGGCGGAAGAGATAACACACTGTATCAATACGCAGTGTATGCAAAAAAGAAATGGCCAGAGGAATGGCAAACAAAAATAGAAGAGTTTAATCACAAGTATATGGAAACACCATTACCGGCACAACAAGTTGTCAAAACAATAAGACAGCATGAGAAAAAAGATTATCAATACAAATGTAAAGATCAACCTATGTGTGCAGTATGTTCACAAAGTTTATGTAAAGGTAAACAATATGGTATTGGTAATAACTTTGAACACCAAGTCAGTGACTTAACTAAATATGAAAGTGATGAATCAACTTGGTTTTTAAATATTGATGGTAGAATATTGAAACTATCAACAGATCAATTTTATAATCAACATAAATTTAGACAAGCATGTATGAATGAAATTAATGTAATGCCTAATATGATGAGACCGGGTGACTGGGACAGCAGAATACAAATGTTATTAGATACTGTTGTTGTTATACAAATGCCACATGAAATTACAAAGACAGGTGTTTTTGAAACTTTACTTGAACGTTTTTTAGAAGACCAAGGTGAAGCAGAGAACATAGATGAAATAGATATGGGCAAAGCATTCTTTGAAGAAAGAGAATATGAAGAAAAAGAAGGTAAAGTAAAAAGAGAAACTGCATATTTTAAATCAGAATGGTTACAAAAGTTTTTAAAAAGAAATGATTTTAAAGATTTTAGTAGAACAGAAATGACAGCACATATTAGAAATAAATTAGGCGGCGGAGATGTAAGAAGAAAAATAAAAGGTAAGACAGCTTATCTTTGGTATGTACCTTGGATTAAAAAAAGCGATAATGACTTTGATACTCCAGATATGAGTGAGGAGACACCTTTTTAGTGGATAGAAATATTATCTTTGGTCCACCGGGTACAGGTAAGACAACACACTTACTACGCATTGTAGAAAAAGAGTTGCGTGAAAATAATGTACCTCCACATAGAATTGCTTATCTTGCATTTACAAATCAAGCGGCAGATGAAGCATTGTCTCGTGCTATCTCACAGTTAAATTACAATATAAAAGACTTTATAAATTTTCGTACACTACACAGCTTAGCATATAGAGAGTTACATCTAAAAGAAGAGAACATCATGAGTGATGAAGATTACAAAAGAGTGTCAAATAAAACACAAATAAAATTAAGTAACCCAAACAACAACATAAAAAAGTATGGTGCCGGTTTTCCCGATGATGTGTTTATGCAAATCATTGATGGTGCAAAGATACGAGGATTAACATCCGAAGCTTATTTTAATTATCCCGAAGTTGGAAACGTTGAGGGTGGTTTACGCAAACTAAAATACATTGATAAGTCATTGCATGATTACAAAATGGAAAGAAACAAATACGACATGACCGACATGATTGTAGACTTCAATAAAAAACATTATGACCTTATGCCAAACTTTGATGTCGTGATTATAGATGAAGCACAAGACCTTAGTTGGTTGCAATGGAAAATGGTAGAGCGTGTTATTACTAAAGCAAAACGTGTATACATAGCCGGGGATGATGATCAAGCAATCTATCGTTGGGCGGGTGCAAGACCAGAGTTCTTGATGAACATGGACGGAAAAAGAACCATACTAAATAAGTCATACAGATTAGCAGAGTCTATTCATGCAAAAGCAAATAAATTAATTAAGCGTGTCAAAGATAGAGTGGATAAAGAATGGACAGCGCGTGATGAAAAAGGTCAAGTAAACATACACCCGGTCGAGCAGTTACAAAAAATGAAAGAAGGACAGTGGCTAGTATTAGCAAGAGACGGATACCGATTAGATAAGTTAGAAGAAGAATTAAAAATTTATGGTTACTTCTATGAGCGAGGAGATCGTACCTCTATTAATAAACGTGTGCATGAAGCTATCTTGGCATGGGAAGATATTCGTAAAGATAAAAAAATGGATATAAAAGGAGTTAAATCATTTTACAATTATATAAAAACAGGAACAGGTGTTGATAAAAAATTTAAAGGAATGAAGAATGTTGATAAAGATAAAATGTTTACCTTTGATATGTTGAAAGAAAGTTACGGATTAAAATTAGATAAAGATTTACCTTGGTTTAAGGCACTAGAAAATATTGAGCCTACCAAGAAGACGTATGTACGTATGTGTTTACGTCGTCAAGAAAACATTAGACGCGCACCACGGATCAAACTATCAACGATACACGGATCAAAAGGTGGTGAAGCAGATAATGTAATGCTGTTAACAGATTTAACTCGTAAGGCTGATGCTTCGTATTGGTCACAACGAGATGAAGAGCGACGTGTATTCTATGTGGGAATGACGCGTGCAAGAAACACTTTGAACATTGTGAGATCACAAACGGACAGAGAATTTACGGAGGCATTTTAATGTTTACAATAGATACTGCATTGAAACAAGTCAGTGTAACAGAGAAACAAATACGCAAGATACGCGCACAGTTACCAAAACTAAACCGTGAGAAAGTTGATCAAGAATTAAAAATATTATTACTTGATTTACAACTACTTACAAATGATTTAAGATCTATCAACAAAAAGGAGAAAGATGAAGACTAGAGAATATTTAGATACGGCGGCAAGGATAGTTACTGGTCAACGTCAACATGACTACGGTGATAAATATCAAAACCATGAGAACATTGCAAACTTATGGAGTGGTTATTTAGATTATAAAATATCAGCACACGATGTAGCTATATGTATGTTACTTGTAAAAGTAGCACGATTAAAACACAGACCTACAAAAGATTGTTACATAGACATGGCGGGATATGCGGCGATAGCAGGTGAAATAAATGATAGGAAAGAAGATGCCATTACAAGCTCCATTGTTCCCACCGAAAAGTGAGTGGAATCCACCAGAGAAAGTTCCTAATCTTTCTGAAGCAAAAGAAATAGCTGTCGACTTAGAGACATACGATCCAGACATTAAAACAAAAGGTCCGGGTTGGGCTATCAACAATGGTTACATAGCCGGTGTTGCTATTGCTGTTGAAGGTTGGAAAGGTTACTTCCCTATACGTCATGAGGGCGGTGGTAACTTTGATGAAGGTATTGTTAAAAGACAAGTACAGAAGATCATGGACTTACCATGTGATAAAGTATTTCATAACGCCGCTTACGATGTAGGGTGGTTACGTTGGTGGGGTGTAGAAGTAAAAGGTAAAATTATAGATACCTTGATTGCCGCGCCACTTATAGATGAAAACAGATTTAGGTATTCACTAAACGAGTTGGGTAAAGACTATCTCAAAGAAACAAAGTCAGAAGGTTTATTATACGAAGCCGCAAGAGAATGGGGTGTTGATGCAAAAGCAGAGATGTATAGACTACCGGCAATGTATGTTGGTCCTTACGCCGAACAAGATGCAGAATTAACACTAAAACTATGGCAGTATTTTAAAATAGAAATAATTAAGCAAGAGTTATCTAGTATCTTTGATTTAGAGACACGACTATTTCCATGTCTGTTAGATATGAAATCAAAAGGTGTACGTGTTGATTTAGATAAAGCAGATAGAATAAAAAAAGATCTACAGAAAAAAGAAATAACATTACTTAAACAAATTAAAAAAGATACAGGTGTTGATGTAGATATCTGGGCGGCTGTCAGTGTAGCAAAAGCATTTGATAAATTAAAAATTAAATACGAACGCACCGAGAAGTCCGGGCAACCAAAGTTTGATAAAAACTTTTTAACAACACACAAACATCCATTAGCAAAAATGGTTGTACAAGCAAGAGAGTTCAATAAAGCACGCACAACTTTTATTGACACAATATTAACACACTCTTCGCACAGTAGAATTCACGCCGATATCAATCAAATGCGTGGTGAAACAGGAGGAACAGTCACAGGACGGTTCAGTTATAGTAACCCAAACCTACAACAAATTCCTGCACGTAACAAAGATATCGGGCCGTTGATACGATCAATCTTCGTCCCAGACGAGGGTTGCAAGTGGGGGTCATTTGACTATAGCCAACAAGAGCCTAGAGTTCTTGTCCACTTCGCCGCGCTTACCGGCGGTGGCTTGAAAGGCGCCGACGAGGTCATCGAGTCTTATAAGACAGAAGATCCCGACTTTCATCAAGCTGTCGCCGATATGGCCGGCATTGACCGGCGTACAGCCAAGACAATTAATCTTGGTATGATGTACGGTATGGGTAAAGGTAAACTATCTAGCGAGTTAGGTTTAGATAGAGACGAGACCGAAGATTTATTCGCTAAGTTTCATGCGAACGTTCCTTTTGTTAAACAGCTCATGGAACAAGCAACACGCAAAGCGGATAATGTTGGTTTCTTACGCACACTGCTTGGACGTAAATGTCGCTTTGATTTATGGGAGCCACGCGCTTTTGGTATACATAAAGCATTACCACTGTGGCAAGCAGAAAAAGAATATGGACGTGATCTGAAAAGAGCATGGACATACAAAGCATTGAATAGATTAATACAGGGATCATCTGCTGATATGACAAAGAAGGCGATGGTTGATTTGTATGAAGAGGGTATTGTTTCTCACATACAGGTACATGATGAATTAAACTGTTCTATTGAGAACCCGGAACAAGCAACACGGATCAGAGAAGTCATGGAGAATACCGTCGAGTTAAAAGTTCCTCTCAAAGTTGATGCAGAGATAGGACCCTCATGGGGAGAGATAAACAAAAAGTAGGCGACGTTAACGAACTAAAAGCGACGATTAAATTTTTAAAAGAAGGTTACTGGGTGTTTCGTAATGTGTCACCTAAAGGTCCAATTGACATGGTTATAGTCAATGAGGAGACAGGTGAAGTAAGATTAATTGATGTAAAAACGACTAATTACCGTCAATCTTGGAAACCCGGGACAAAAATACATCGACAACGGACACCGGAGCAGATAAAATTAAAAGTAGAACACGTATTTATGGAAAAGGACGACGATGTTTAAGGAGTTATGCGCGACATTATTTATATTATGTAATCCATTACTGAATGGTTTTACATTTAACTATGATGGTAATCCGCAAGATCAGTTTGTGCAAGGTATAGCCGAGTGTACTGTACTCAATAACGCGGTTATCGAACCACGGTACAGGGTAGTTGTAGCGATTAGTGTAGCACAAGCCATACTCGAGTCTGATTGGGGACGTTCTCGTTTTGCAGTAGAGGGTAATAACTACTACGGAATCATCGAAACAGACGACACAGAGCCTCATATGAAGTCAAGAAACAGTAATGTACTATTAAAAAAGTATGAAAACAAATGTGAGAGCGTTGCTGATTACATTGCTTTACTCAATGCATCTAGTGCATTTGTTGAATACAGAGACTTACGTTTACAGCAATACATCACTGATAATGTAGATGTATTTCAAATTATTGAGACCTTAGAAAACTACGCAATTGACCCGGACTATAGAAAAAAGCTACTTGCTATTACTCTAGGCTTGTTTCAAAAGTACCCGGAAATATTTAAATCAAAACAAATTT